TAAGGAATTAAAAAATGGCTAATTCAACATCTGCTAACCTAAAACTTACAGTACAAGCAACCGGTGAAAACTCGGGAACTTGGGGTCAAATTACAAACACAAACTTACTTATTTTAGAACAAGCTATTGGTGGCTTTACAACTTTCAATTTAACTAACGCTAACAGATCACTAACATTTACAAATGGTGCTGTATCAAATGGTAAAAACGATGTTATTAAATTAACAGGTACTTTAGCAGGGACTAGAACTGTCTCTATTCCAGATGGAGTAGAAAAAGTTTATAATGTTCAAAATGCATGTGATCATGCAGGAAATACTTTAACTTTTAAAACTACTTCAGGTACAGGTGTTCTTTTATGTGAAGGAAACAACTACGTATTATATTCTGATGGTACAAATGTTGTAAAATTATCAGAGCAAAGAAACTGGAGAGTAATTTCAGCGGCAGAAACAGTTCAAGCTGGTGCTCAATGTTTAGTAAATACAAATGGTGGAGCGGTGACAATTACGCTTCCAGCATCACCTGCTACAGGGGATGAAGTATCATTTATGGACCAAGGTTATGATTTTAACAGTAACGCATTGACTGTTGGTAGAAACTCTTCTAATATAGCTAACGCAGCATCAGACTTAGTTGTTAATACACAAGGTGCTGGTTTTAGTTTAGTTTATTCTGGAGACGCAACAACAGGCTGGAGCTACAGGGAGAAATAGAATATGTCAAATTACGAAGCAACAAAATACGATTTTTCAGGAGCAAACCTTACAGGTATCGAAGGAATTCCAACAGCTACTATTGTACCGTGGTCTTCTTCTTCAGTGCCAACAGGTTTCTTAGAATGTAATGGGGCAGCAGTTTCAAGATCAACTTACTCTGCATTGTTTGCAATCATAAGTACAACTTACGGAGCTGGAGATGGTGCATCTACTTTTAATGTACCTGACTTGCAAGACAACGTTGCAATGGGTAAATCAGGAACTAAAGCTTTAGCATCAACTGGTGGAGCAAACACGGTGGCATCAACTGGAAACGTTGGGGGATCAACAGCTAATGCAACTTTATCAACAGCACAACTTGCATCTCACAATCACACAGCAAATTTTCAATTTGCTGATAACTATCCACACCCGAATCACAACCCTGGTAACATAGCCCCTACTCAACAAAACCCGGCAACAAACAACTCTTTTAACCAAAATACAGGTTCAGGAACTGGTCACCAACACAATATGAGTGCAACTTTTAGTGGAGACTCAACTTCAGTTCTTCAACCTTATTTAACAGTAATTTATATAATTAAAACGTAGGAGAAAAAATGGCAACAAAAGCAAAATGGACAGTAGTATTTGATGATAAAATGGTCATTAAAAACTATGATGAAGGAGCTAATGAAGGTGTTGGTTATTCAATCGAAGATAATGCTTTTTGGAGTGATTCTAAATTTTCAAATATTTGGGCTATTCAATATGGAACAGCAGTTGCTTCTGATGAAGTAGAATATAGAGATACTACACCTCACACATCGTACGCTGATGCAAACCTTGGAGATATCAGTCAGTTTACTGATAAATGGGATGCAGTACATTTACCAATTATACAGGATAACTGGGATAAAAATAATATTAATAACGCTGACGGTAGTCCTATAGAAGAAACAGAAGCTGAAAAAATTGCTAGATTAGGACCAAGACCTACTTCTTATTCCTCATCCTAAAATTTATCTTAAAGAAATCCAAGAAGTAAGAAGATATTTTTCACCTGATAAAGGTGGATTACCTCTGTGCACATATGGAAAACCAGCCGGCCATATAACTATTCTACCTGTTTTAGGTTGAACTCTTTTTGAAAAATGTAAAAACTCTGTTTCTCCACCCTCTTTAACATCGTTCAAATAAACACTAAAAACAAATGCTCTAGCCATATCTTCATAAGTGGCTCCATGTTCAAGGTGCCAGACATGATATCCTTCTGTTGGTAAAGTTTTTTGAATTTTTAAAGTAGTATAATTAAAAGGTTCGTTATAGGCTGAACCTGCCCCTACGTGTTTATCGTAGTGTTTAAAAGCCATGTCAAAATTAAGCATTAATGGTTTTAAACGTTCCCACCAAATTTCAAGATTAGTTACATCTGCAAAATATTGTTGATCTTGTTTTGCTAATATAGGTGCTCTTTCTCCTTCAAGTCTATTGACTGTCTTATTAAATTTATCTTGATCTTCATAAAATTTAATAACTTTATCACACTCTTGTTTAGTAATATAATTGTCATACACTCCAATAAAATTGTTTATACTAACTGTTTTTTCATTCATTTTCTTTTCCTCTCTATATTATGTTTTTGTAATTGATCATAAGCATGATCTTTATAAGGACCATTTTGATCCACATAATGTAAAAATACTTGAGCCATGCCCTCACCTTTATATACACCAGGTCTGCCATGAGGTTGATCACATCCAGCGTATAAAATTGCATCCCCTTCCTCTAGTTCTATATTTTTTTTCTGTATAGTTAAAGGCCAATTATCATATTTTTTAATACAAGCTGTCACGGATACTTCACAAGAAGGTCTATCTAAATGAGTTTCTAAAGTCGCACCAAATACGTAATATCTCCAGTAAGCATAAGTAGGTGACAATTTTAAATTAGATTCTTTTTCGACACTTGGTAATTTATTATCTAATAAAGACGTCATCAACGCATCATTGTACCAAGCAGGTGAAAAAGATTGAGAGTCTATTTGATAGTCTTTATTTGCATCCAATCTATTATAACAATACTTTTGGAGTAAACTTAACTCCTTTGAAGAGATAAAATTTTTTATTACTTTATATTTTACTGTAGCCATGCAACAATACTGTACCTTGTTCCTTTTGTAATAGGCTGAATACTATGTGGATACATAAAATTACTAGGAAAAAAAACTATAGATCCAGTGCCTAATTTTAATCTTTTTATTTCAAAATTTTTTTGATCTGTAAATATTAAATCTCCACCTTCATATCCTTCATTTAAATTTATTATTACACTTAAACTTCTGGCGTTGGTAGAGAAGTGATCAGTGTGAACTTCATATTTTCCTCCCACTGAATATTTTAATAAATCTATTTGATTAATTTTATTACTAAGCATTTTAGGAAATTTAATTTTATAATGAACATATAAATTTTCTATCTGTAATTTTATATAATTCCAATAAAATAAATTTGTAGGGGTCTTAAAATTTAAACCATAACCTATTACATTTCTTATATCTGTACGAAGGCCATCTCCAACAGTTAATTTTTCTGTGGCTTTTTTATTTGTAAGAGCTATTACTTTCTTACAAAAATCAGGGTTTACTATATTTTTTAATTCAACAATACCTTCTAAATGNTCCATTATATTGATACTTTCATTCTCTTTAAAACTATTATATAACCTACTATATGCTACAAAAATTAAATTTCAAGCCCGGTTTTAATAAACAAGATACAGAATCAGGTGCCGAAGGTCAATGGACAGATGGTGATTTTGTTAGATTTAGATATGGTTTACCTGAAAAAATAGGTGGTTGGTTACAATTAACAGCTGGTGGTAAATCTTTACCTGGAGCGGGTAGAGCACAAGTTGCATTCTCTAGTTTTGCAGGTGAAAAATATGCAGCCATTGGAACATCACAAGGTTTATTCTTATATTATGGTAATGATTTTTATGACATTACTCCATTAGATACCGCAATCACAGGCGGAACGTTAACAACAACCAATGGATCTAGCACTATAACTATTAATAAAGGATCACATGGATTATTAGTTGGAAGATATGTAACCTTATCTGGTGTGACTGTAACAGGAGCTAGTGGTTATACGGCTGCAGATTTACAAAAGGTATATGAAATTTTAACTGTACCTGATGTAGATAAGTTTACCGTTCAAGCAGCAACAGTTGAATCAGGTTCTGGTATGACAGCGGCAGGCGCAGTTACTGTTAATCCTTATGTAATAGTTGGACCAACAACCCAGACAACTGGTTATGGTTGGGGTACATCTACATGGAATGTTGAAACATGGGGCACCGAGCGATCTACAAGTTCTGTGGTACTGGATCCAGGAAACTGGAGTCTAGATAACTTTGGTCAAGTATTAGTTGCAACTATATTTAATGGTGAAACCTTTACATGGAATGCAGGCGCATCAAATGCTAGAACCATCAGAGCTTCAAAGTCAACCTCTAGTTTTTCTACTTCAGCTAATCCTACAGCCTCTAGATTTACCTTGGTATCAGATAGAGACAGACACTTATTTCACTTTGGAACGGAGACAACTATAGGTGATCCTACTACACAAGATCCAATGTTTGTAAGATTTTCTAATCAAGAAGATTTAAATACTTATACGCCAACAGCAACCAATACTGCCGGTACATTTAGATTAGATACAGGGAACGAAATAAAAGCTGCACTTCAAGGTAAAGATTATGTGTTTGTCATAACAGATAACGCAGCTTATGTTATTCAATTTGTTGGTCCACCATTTACATTTAGTGTTAGACAAGTTGGTACGAATTGTGGATGCATCGGTCAACATGCAGCTACCTACGTTAATGGTATTGTATTTTGGATGGGTTCTCAAGGTGGATTCTTTGCATTTGATGGTACAGTAAAATCATTACCTTGTCTTGTAGAAGATTTTGTATTTAGTACAGATGGCACTAATCTTGGATTAAACTTTAGTGCAAGTGATGTTATATTTTCTGGTTCTAATAATCTATATACAGAAGTAAATTGGTTTTATCCAAAAGCTGGATCTACTCAAATAGATAGATGTGTGACTTATAATTATTCTGAAAACTGTTGGACAACGTCATCATTAGATAGAACAACGTATGCAGATCAAGGGGTATTTGATCATCCTTATGCAACCGATTATGATGACAGCGTAACACCAGTGTTTCCTGATATTCTTGGTATTACTAATAAATATGGAGCTAGTATTTACTATGAACATGAGCAAGGCACTGATCAAGTTAACAGCGTTGCAACCACAGCCATCCCTGCATTTATAAGATCTGGAGACTATGATATTACATCTAGACGTAGTGCTCTTGGTCAATCTACAGGTGTTGTAGACTACCGAGGAGACGGTGAATTTTTTATGTCTGTTAGAAGATTTATACCTGATTTTAAATATCAAACAGGAGATGCGCAGATTACTTTGTTTGTAAGTTCTTATCCAGATGATGTAGCTGTAAGTTCTCCATTAGGACCCTTTACAGTTACCGCAGCAACTGATAAGATAGATACCCGAGCTCGAGGTAGACTACTATCTGTTAAAATAGAAAACGATGGTACAGGTGAAACCTGGAGATATGGAACATTAAGATTAGACGCACAACCAGACGGAAGAAGATAATGGCTGAAATAACTTCACAAGATTTATATAATCAATTAACTCCTATGGGGCAATTGTATTATGATCAACAATTTAGTAAACAGTATCAGCCAGGTCAAGAAAATTTATTTTTAAGTTCTCAACCAGAATTTGAAAAAATGAAATCTGTTTTTGAGGCGCAACAACAAATNCCTGACAAAAGTTTTTTTAATATTTTTAGTTCAGCAAGCGCAGCAGAACCAGATAAACAAAATATAAATAACAAATATTTAGAATCATTATATACACCTGATATGCAAGAAACAATATTTGGTGATCGTAATTATTTTAAGAATCAAGACACTAGTAATTTTCCATTTAGATCAATGGCAGAACTAGCAGCTGAAAATGCTAATTTAAATTTATTTCCAGCACCTTTAAATGTTGACAACCCAACTTACATNGCAAAACAAAATGTTAATCCTAACATGCCTTTAGCGCCATTAGAGCCATTAGGTTTTGATACTTCTTTTGGTGTTGCTAATGAACCAGATGTTGCACAAGTAGATTCTGTAGGAAATAAAGAAGATTCAGGTATAATGAAACTAATTAATTTTTTAATCCCTGGTAGTAATTTAGCAAACTTTTTACCTAAAGAGGCCCCTGAAATAAGCTCAATGAAAGATTTTTATAGAAGAACCACTGGTTTAGATAACATAGGAAGAATTGCTTCAGGTGTTATGAAAGGTTACAATCCTGTGTACGGAGGTTTATTAAATATGCTTACAGGTGGTAAATTTGGAGAACCTACACAATTTGGTTTAGCGACTGCCGCACGAGATAGAATTAACAAAATAGCAAATAGAAAAAGAGCACAGACAGCTGCTAGTAGACAAAAAATTAAAGAGCTGCAAGAATTTGCAAGAGCAGATACTATTAGCCGAGGAAGACAAGCAAATCCAGGTGTGTATGCAGCAGCCGAAGCACTTGGTCTTATAGATCAAGACACAGGTGGTTTTAAATCAGCAGGCACTAATGAGAATTTTTCTAATAAAACTGGTAGAGGAAGAACAGGTTACTAATGGCTAAAGTAACAAACTATATACCTGAACCTAAACCTGAATATGATGTAGAAAATCAAAGACAGATATTAGAATCTTTAACTACATTACAAAATCAACTTAACTTTTCGTTTCAACAAGATTTAAAAAACGAACAAGACGCATTTAATTATTTCATGGCATGACAATACAATATAAAAATGCAATTAAATCTTTAGGAGATACTAATTTAAATACTGTATTAACTATATCCACAACTGCTGTGGCTATTGTCAAAAGTGTATATTTTACTAATTCTAGTACAGGAACGATTTTATGTAACGCTTCTATGAGAGATAGTTCAGCATCCTCTGATATAGAGTTTTTTAGAAAAGGCATAAATGCATCATCGCAAGAAAACGCTTCACCTCAAGGCTTGAATTTAGAAGAGGGAGATGCTATAAAAGCTCAAGCAGCTACAGCAAGTAAAGTAACAGTTGTAGTTAGTTATGCTTTAATAACTAGAGAGAATGAAAATGGATAAAAAAATAGAACACACTCATGATAATGGCGTCACCCATTCTCATGAAGGAGGAGACGTTCCACATACACATGGAGCACATGATCCTTATAAAATAGATTGTACAACTATAACAACATATAGAAATACGAAGACCGGAGAAATATATAAAGATAAGAAAGAAGGACCTGATATTGTAGAGGACGTTACTGTGCAGGTTACTAATAAAGGTTTAGAAGTATTTCAGAAAGTAATGAATGATGCTAAAAAACCAAAACCCTAAAGGCGGAACAGAATTACAATTCGAGTATTTAGAAANATACGTCGATAAAAATTTATTAGATCAAGTACAGATATGTACTTCGGTTCCAGAAAAGATACCTTTGCATCCAACCAAACCAAATATACTTTGGCAAAAAAATTCTTATGATCAACCTAATTTAACTCCATGGTTTAGTGATCCTTCTAATCATAATAAATATGATTGGTATGTTTTTAATTCTCACTGGACATATGAAAAATATAGATTTCATTTTGATATACCAACAAATAGATCTGTAGTTATTAAAAATGGTATTGATAAAATAGAAAAAGCTAAACCTTATATAAAAGGTGAGCCTATAAAAATAATACACCAAAACACACCATGGCGTGGTTTATCTGTATTGTTAGGTGCAATGCAATTAGTAAAAAACCCTTTAGTTACTTTAGATGTATATTCATCTACAGAAGTTTATGGTCAAGACTTTTATAATAAAAATGATCATGATTATAGAGAGCTTTACGAGCAAGCTAAAAAATTACCCAATGTAAATTACATTGGTTATAAACCAAATCAATACATAAAAGATAATTTAAAAAATTATCATATCTATGCTTACCCTAGTATATTTGAAGAAACTTTTTGTATATCTTTATTAGAAGCTATGGCTGCAGGTTTATATTGCATCGTAGATGATTATGGAGCTTTATATGAAACGGGAGCAGAGTTTCCTATGTATGTTCCATACGATAAGAATCATAGAGCTCTTGCTCAAAAGTTTGGTTTTGGTATTGAACAAGCATCACATACACTGGATCAAAAACAAATACATGATCATTTAAATTCACAGTCTAATTATGCAAATATTTATTACAATTGGAATAAGATAGGTATGCAGTGGACCACTTTTTTAAAAGGAGTAATTAATGCAAAATCCAAATAAACCTATTTGGTTTAACGAAGATACTTATCAAACTATTCAACAGTCTACCACTAAAGCTGAAGTTATAGATTTATCAGACCCTAAACCAGAATCTAAATCACCTTGGAAGATAATGGTTTGTACACCTGTACATAGTGAGTGTTCTATTCATTACACACAAGCTTTGTTAAAGTTTCAACAAGACTGTTTAATGAGAAAGATATTGGTTAGTTTTACTTTGATGAAGTCTTCGTTAGTTACTCAAGGTAGAAACCTATGTGTTGCTGAAATGTTAAATCATGAAGATGGTTATACTCATTTATTATTTATAGACTCAGATATTGACTTTGATTTTGGAACTATTGAGACAATGTTAAAAGCAGATAAAGATGTTATTGCATGTCCTTATCCAATGAAGTCATTAGACTGGGATAAGATATTTCAAGAAAAAGATAAGGCACAGAATGCAGATCAATTAAAAAAACCTGGGTATACTTTTCCTATTAAATTAGAGGATCAAGAGTTTATACAATCTAATGGTGGTATTGTAGAGGCAACTCACGCTCCAACAGGCTGTATGATAATTAAAAGAACAGTGTTAGAAAAAATGATAAAACATTATCCTGAGTTACAAATATATCAACCTACTAATATTAACGGTAAAGAAGTCAAAAAACCAAACTTTTATAATTTCTTTGATACTATTCATGATACAAAAACTAAACGTTATTTTGGTGAAGACTTTGGTTTTTGTCAAAGATGGGCAGATATGGGTGGCAAAGTTTATTTGTATATTATGGATTATATAACTCATGTAGGTGAATATCAGTTTTGTGGAAGGTTTTTTGACAACTTAAAACAGGTTGACGATACTAAAAAAATCAAATAAAGTGTGATATTTCAGGAATAGTACGCCTGCCTCTTAACTAAATTTAGACATAATTATGGCAATAACTAACGCATCAAAAACAAAAGAATTTATAGCAGGGTCATCACCTATTATATTAAAGGGTGATTATAGGCCTAATCAAAAGATGATGGCTTCTGATGACTACAACGAAAGAGCTTTAGAAGCAATATTTGAACAACTTTTAGAAGAGGGTTTTTCCCCTACAGAAGCAGCTAAAAAAGCTAGAGAATTATTTGAACAAAGATCTATGGCCGATGGTGGTAGAGCACAATACGGATTAGGTAGTCTTGTTAAGTCAATTAAGAAAACTGTTAAAAAAGTCGCTAAGTCACCAATAGGTAAAGCTGCATTATTATATACAGGTGCAGGTGCACTTGGTAATTTAGCAGGNGGATCCGGCCTAGCAGGAATGTTTTCTGGTTTTACNAACCCTGCACAATTTTTAGGAGGGGCTGCAAATATATTTAAAAAAGGTGCACTTACTAATATTCTTAGTTTGACTGGTGATAAAAAAGGTGCGGGTGCTGCTATAGATGCATTAAAAATAAGTGGAGTTGGTGCAGCCATCACTGGTTTATTAGCCGATATGGAACAACAAGAAGGTGAGTCCAACGAAGATTATGCTAACAGACAAGCACAAGTAAAAGAACAACTTGGTGTTCAATTTAAAAGATTATATCCACAAGAAGGTAACGAGTCTGATGAAGATTATAACATAAGAATAAGTGCTATGGTAGAGTCAGCTGATGACCAGACAATACCTGTAGGAAATATGGCTGAAGGTGGTAGAGTTAATAGAGCTATGGGTTCAGATGAGAAAGTAGAGATGGCAGCAGGCATCGAGGGTCTACCTATTAATGTTAATTCTAAAGGAGTCAAAGAAGTAGATTTAAGAGAAACAGGTGGATTTATACCACCAGTTGGTATAAAAGAAAAAGCAGATGATATCCCAGCGATGTTATCAAACAACGAATTCGTATTTACGGCAGATGCAGTTAGAGCTGCTGGAGGTGGTAGTGTTAATAAAGGTGCTCAGAGAATGTATGATCTCATGAAAAACCTAGAGAGCAAGGTAGTATAATGGCAGAAGTTTCAACAGTACAGAATTTACCTGCACCGTTTATTGAAGCGGCAGGTAAAACATATTTAGCTGATTTACAATCAGCTATTGGTGGCTTACGTGGTGCAGATTTAACTAAAGTAATGGGTCCACAATTTGTGGCTCCCACATCACAAATTACACAAGAAGCTCAAGCACTAAGAGGTGGTCTTGGAACGTTTGCACCTTTCTTACAGACAGCAGCTACGCAAGCTGGACAAGCGGGTCAATTTGTAGGACCACAAGCTTATCAACAATTTTTATCTCCATTTCAACAAGATGTAGTTAAAACTACTTTAGACGAGTTTGATGTACAAGCTCAAAAAGGTTTACCTGCATTAAGGGCACAAGCTATTGGTGCTGGTGCATTTGGTGGTGGTAGAGAAGGTGTCCAACTAGCTGAGTATCAAACAACAAGCGACAGGAACCGGGCAGCATTACAAGCACAGTTATTACAGCAAGGTTTTGGTCAAGCTCAACAAGCAGCTAATCAAGCTTTTGCCCAACAGCAAGCTTTAGCTCAGCAGCAGCAAACTTTAGCTTCTCAAGCACCACAATTATTTGGTCAACAAATATCCGCATTAGGTGCATTGGGTACACAGCAGCAAGCACAAACTCAAGCAGACTTAGCTGCTCAACAACAATTAGCTTTTGCACAACAACAACAACCGTTAAACTTGGCTCAACAATTAGGTCAAGGTGTTACGAGTTTAATAGCTGGATACCCAGCACAATTCCAAACTCAAGTTACACCTTCACCTTCACCATTACAAACAGCCCTAGGAGCTGGAGCTACATTAGCAGGGGTATACAGGGCGTTTAGTTAATATGAGAACTTTTAAAAGACCAATGTTTAGAAAAGGTGGCACTATCGGTGGTGGTATCATGGACAATGTTGTTGAAAGAGGACAATACGCAGAGAGTAATGCTAAAGATTTAGATAGTATTAAATCAGGTGTTGATTTTATTGATACGTTTGGAGGTTCAGACACAGGTCTTGGAGATCCATTAACACAATTTTTATTACAAGTTGGACCAAACATTGCAACTCAAACAGGTGGCGGTGGAATTATACCTAATATATTAGGTGCAGCTAAAGAACCTATAGCAAATTTAATTAAAGATAGACAGTCGCAAAAAAGAGCAAAACAAGCTATCGCCTTAGAATTATATAAAGATTTATCTGACTCAGATAAAACAGCTTTACAAGAAAAAGTAGAATATTTAATGTCAAAAGAGGGTGGTAATTATTCTAAAGAACAGGCATTTAATATGGTATTACCTGAGTTTAGAAAATCTAAAAATCCTCAAGATGTAGAAAGAGATGCACAGTCTCTTAAAATACAAGACATTATAGATGTAACATCAACAAGATCAGGGCCTACATTAACAACTAACCAAGCTAATCTTATTTTTAATGATGAGGAAAAATTAGCTAAAGCAAACCCAGAAGCTTACAATACTTTTTTAAGAACATCGTCTAAGGACAAATACGTATATAAAAATGATGAATACGAAGGTGATATTAATTCTGAAGCTGGAGCAACCCTTAAAAATAATTCTATCTTAGGCTCTCTTCCAGAAAACACGTATGTTTATGATATTACAACAGGTAATTTTATCTATAGACAAGGTAAACGAGTACTTAAATTAGACCTAGATATACAGGAGGATTAAACCATGGCTGAATCAAGCTGGTATGATTTCTTAATTCCCTCTGAAGAAAAAAGAGAAACAATTAAACAAGGTTTTGAAGAAGGTATACTTTATAATCGTATTATTAATGAAGAAGGAGCTGACAGTTTAATTAGAAGATTAGCCGAGGACGAACTTTTAAATCAAGGTTTATCTGACAAAGAAGTAAAAGAAAGAATTAAGGAAGAAAAAAAATATACAGCGCTATCATCAATTCTTCCAAAAGATTTAGCTTTTTTTGGTGAGGCCAAAGCAGGGCAAATAGAGGCTGAAAAAGAATCCGGAGATATAGATGAATCTCTAAAAATTAAAGAAGAAAGAAAAGTTGGTTTAGGTGACAAAGATGATTACGAAGTAGGATTAGGTGAATCTCTTACAGCAGCTGTTGTTAGTGGTGGTATTAAAATACCTAAAGGTATAATTAATTTTGGAACTTTAATCTATGACGCAGCAAAAGGTGATGGCATAGATGTTGATCAAAGTTTAACAGAAAGATTTAATAGAGAATTTGAAAAAACTATTTTTGGTTTAATAGAAAGTCAAGCAGAAGAACAAGCTAGAGCAACTGCTGCAGGGCATTTAACAGAAGCATTTATTCAACTATATGGTGGTAGTAAAATAGCCACGAAAACATTAGGTCCAGCTATTCAATACGCAAGTATGAAAGCTAGACAGCTAGCACCTGCATTAGTTAATGCAGTTAAAACTAATCGATATGGTAAAACAGTTGAAAGTGCTAATTTAAGTAGAGCAGCAAATAAAGCTAAACAATTAAATAAGCCAAATCGTTTTGATAAATTTGCAGCTATAAGTATTGGTGGTGGTTTTGGTGGTGGTGCTATTGTTATGAAACAAGAAGACATTGGTACTTTTGGAGATATTAATGCATTAGATTTTTTAGGCACAGGTCAAGATAGAGAACAAAAAGAAACAGCTAATGAAGATGCATTTAGACAATTAAATAATAAACTTAAATTTGGTGCAGAGTTAGCTTTTCCTATTATACCCTTTGTTTATGGTGTAGGTAAAACAGCTAAATTACTTACAACAAAAGGTAAAGATCTTGCATTTAGTAATTCACAAATAGAAAGATGGGTTGATAAATATGTGGGTAAACCATTTAGATCTAGAAGTGACAAAGCTCAAGATATATTTGATGGTATTCAAAGACTAGAGGGTAAAAAAAGTGCAGTTAAAATTACAGCAGATGATGCTGCTAAAAGTTTTGACGATGCAATAAAAAAAATTTCTAGAAATAGCACCAAAGCATCTGAAGCTATACAAAACCCTGCTCAACTATCAGAATTATTTTCTAATTTTTTATTAGCTACTGACGATGTAGTGAGTAAAGGGCGAATATTATTTAAAGGTTTTTCTGATAAGTCAATAAAAGCTTTTAGAAAATCTATGAACGAATTAGGAGTTAACAAAGAAAATATTGATGAATTAGTTAGTAACGGTTTTGATTTTAGAACAACGGCTGCTGCTCTTAAAAATTCAATCGCACAAGGTAAAAATGTTAAAGTTGCTACAGGGGAATTAAATACAATACTAAACAATAGAGTTAAATATAACCTGGGTGCTGACTATAAAATTTTTGATATGAATATGGGATTGTTTGATGGATTTAAACCTACATTAGCTGCTAAAGAAGATGTAGCTAAAATTATTCAAAGATATCATCGTAACAATGGTGAAAAAGATTTTTCTATAGACGATGCTATGATTGTTGTTAACAATATTTTAAAACGTGTAACCAAAGATCCAATAACTAAAACACCAAGTTTTCCTATTGGCACAGCCAATATTTTAGATGATGCTGCCGTGCAAATAAAAAGCATGAGTGAGAATGTAACTGGTGGTGGTAAATTTAAAGCAGATAAAATAGGTGGACTAGTACAAACTAAATCAGATCTTGCAGCGTTTAATTCTTTGTTTGGTAAATATAAAAATGCAAAGAACACTATCTACAATGTCATGACTGATCTTGCTGATATAGTGTCTAGAGATAAATTTTATACACAACTATTAAAAGATAGTGAAAGATTATTAAAAGAAGGTGGAAGACCTTTGTTTTATAAATCATATAATGAAGCTTTAAAAAATTTACCTTATCAAGAAATTATACGTACACCATTAAAACTTACTACTAGATTATCGGATCAAGTATATTCCTCACCTTTAGACGGTTTGTTTACAAGTAGAGCGTGGGCAGAGTCTATTAAACAAGGAGATGAGATTTTAGGCAGTGCATTAACGAAATCACTTCCATACAGAGCTATGTTGTTAATACCTAAAGGTTTATCGCAAGCTGGTAAAACTATTCTTGGTCCTTTTACACACTTAAGAAACTTTTTTTCTGCTGTGTTTACTACAGTTCACAGTGGTAATATTTTAATACCACCACAAAAATTAGCTGAGTTTTTTTATCAAGCTGTAAAGTCTGCACAACCACAATTATTGTACCGAGCAACAGGAAACCC